GATGCCTTGTATCAAGAGTTAGAGGCATTTGCTACTAAGACTAATATGAGTGCTGATGCATTCGGAGAAGCATGGGAATTGTTATCTGCCCAAGACTATGCCGCACAAGCTGTAGATCAAGAAGAAGAGTTATCTAAGCTAGGCGATAACGCTCAGGAAAGAATTAAGACTGTTGAAGGGTTTATGAAAAACAACCTAGATGCAGAGACTTATGAAGAAGCCAGAGGTCTAGTGACTACTGCTGATACCATTGCATTAGTAGAGATGTTAGTACAAGCAACTGCTCCTGCTAAACTTCCAATGGAGGGAGGGCATAACCCAGAAGGTCTGTCTTGGGAAGCCATTGAAACAGAAATGTTTAAGAAAGATGAGCAAGGAAACCTCCTCAGAAGTACCAATATCGACCATGAGCGCAAGATTCAGAGAATGATGCAAGCGTGGGGCGGTTCTCAATAATTGATTAATACAGGGTAAAAGGTGTATAATCAAGACACTGGATACCCTTTCCCCAAAGGCCCAGTAAATTTAGGTTGAATGCTGACCATTTTTACTGGGTACTCAGCAAAAAACCTTGAAAACTTTTTTTATTACTCTTTTTCGAGGAAACTATTATGAGTGCTAATCTATCATCCGTAGCGTCGATTGAATTTGACAGTATGGTCAAACACGCCTACGCACAAAAAGGGCTATTGAAGCCTGCCGTAACAATCCGTAACAATGTAGTTGGTGACAGCTACAAATTCCGTAACATGGGCAAAGGACTTGCTAACCAAAAAGCAACTTCTGCTGATGTTGTTCCTATGGGCGTAACTTATGACTTTGCAGTAGCGACTCTCGCTAACTGGAATGCTCCAGAGTACACCGACATTTTTGACCAAGCTGAAGTAAACTTTGACGAGAAGCAAGAGTTAGCAGACACTATCGCTGGCGCTTTGGGTCGTCGTAGTGATCAGCTAGTAATTGATGCAATGGACGCAGTTTCTCCTACTACTATTGCTCACGGTTCTGCCGCTTTAACTATGGCTAAGGTCATTGAAGCTCAGGTAGCACTACGTGGACAGGGCGTTCCTAACTCTAACTTGTTTGCCGCAGTAAACAGCGCAGGACTTGGTGGTCTTTTAAAAGATGAGAAAGCTACTTCTTCTGACTACCAGAGCGTTAAGGCACTTGTTAGCGGTGACGTAAACAGCCTAGCTGGATTCCAGTTTGTAGTTCTTGATGATCGTGCTGAAGGTGGTTTGACTGTTACAACTAACACAGTTGATTCATACTTCTTTAACCGCGAAGCTGTTGGACTTGCTATTGGTATTGACATGAAGACCTCTGTAGATTGGGTTGCACAGAAGACTTCTTGGCTTTGTAATGGTATGCTCAAGGCTGGTTCCGTTGTACGCGATGTAGACGGTATCGTTAAGGTTGAGTACAAAGATAACGTATAAGTTATCAATGCGTAAACTGATTGGGGGGTTCGTCCCCCCTTTCTTACATAAAGGTTTATTATGGCAAGCAAAATCCAGCTAATATCTAATGCGTTAATTTTAATTGGGGATTTGCCTATTACAACTTTAGTCGGCAACTCACGCGCTCAAACTGTTGCTAACAATCTGTATGACAACATCGTACAAAACGAATTAACTAAATATCGTTGGGGCTTTGCTAAAAAGAAAGCACAGCTAGATTTAACAACAGAAACGCCAGTAGGCACTGAGTGGCAGTCTATCTACCAACTTCCTGCTGACCTCTTGTTTCTTATCAAGATTAATCCTCAAGTTAATTACGCTATCTATGGCGACAAGCTATACTCAAATTCAACTGGCGCTATATACGCTGATTACATTTACAACGCTCCAGAATCAGCATGGCCTGTATACTTTAGTAAGATGATTGAGTACAGACTTGCGATGGACTTTGCTCCATCTATCAGGGACAGTGCTACCTCTATGGAAGCTAACGCTAGTCAATATGTAAACGCTTCTCGAATGGCAAGATTTACTGATGCACAACAATACCCAATAACCCCTATTACAGATCGTCCGTTTATTGATGTAAGGTTTTAGTTATGGCGAAGTCGAAGTTTCTACAAAGTTCTTTTGTAAGCGGAGAGTTGTCACCATTACTTAAAGGCCGCGTTGATCTTGATCAATACTATCAGGGGATGCAAACTGCTGAAAACGTCCTTATCGTCCCACAGGGAGGGTTAAAGCGTAGAGCAGGCACACAGCACGTAGATACCGCAGAAAACATTTTAGTGCCTTTTATTTTTAGTGGATTAGGGCAATTATTTACCTTCACTGTTACTACTGGTTTACCTATTGTTGGTGCTACATATACAAATAATTCTTCTACTTTTACGGTGCTTTCTTTTACTGGGTCAGGTCTTCCATATACTGTCTACGCAGAAAGGACGGTTGGAACTAATAATCCTACTGCTAGTGGAACTCTTACTAAAACAGTCAGTACACCTAACCTCATATATTCTGCATTTACGACATTTACTTCAAGTATGCCTGAAGGCGGTACTGTCGCTAATATCAATGACTTTGATCGATCAACCGTGGGACTAACAACAACTAATATTGGTGTATTAGGTACAGGCGCTAATCCTGACTATGTTGTAGCTTTATACAATGTTCTCGGAACAACTGATAGAGGTCGGTTCATAGATCTAAAAGACATCAAACTAAGCGGTACTGGCTCTGGTCAATTTAAAGTACAAGTTTCTGATGATGGTGTTTCTTGGAACACTATGGGCTCTGCGCCTGTTACAGCAGAAGCGAAGTCTTATCGTATTCGTCTGTCTGATACGTTTATTGGTCAGTATTATAGAATAGTAAGAACTGGTGACACAGGAGACTTAGGAACTTTAAAAATACAGCTTAGTGAGTTTAATGTTCTATACGCAACAGATGATGCTTCTGATGTTAAGACATTTGACTTTAGCATTGAGACAAATAGGCATTACTTGTGTGTTGTTACTGGAGGCGCTGATACGTCACCTTCCTTTGGTAATATGTCTATCTATAGAGTAACAGACCAAACGTCTAACTTTACGCCTGTAGCGTATTTGCCCTTACCTTTTAAGTCTACTGAAGTTGCAAATGTACGTGATGTCCAAACAGAAAACGTCATGTTAATGTTTCATGAGGATCATCATCCTATAAGAATAATAAACACAGGTACATCTACGTTTACTATTGACGACATTCCTTTTCTTAACGTGCCTCAGTACGATTATGATGATGCGTCTAGCCCTACGCCTACAAGTTATGTAACAACGATGACATTAGGTCATTTTGAAACAGGCGATAGGTTTCAGATAGATGTCGAAGGTGTATTAAGTAAAAACATTACTTTTGCTGGAGATGCTAATGCTAATGAACAATCATCTTCTGCATTTAACATAGAAAAGAACTTACAAGAGATGCCTGTTTTTGGTGATACAGGTGTGTCTGTAAGCAGGACAGGATCAGCCACATACACTATTACTATTTCTGGTGAGTCTACAAAAGAATTTGAATTGTTTTCTGGCTTTGCAACTTCAGACAGTGGCGGTACTGCTAACGAAATAGAGTTTGCTTTAGTTACGCAAGGAGTAGCTAGAAAGGAAGACGTATGGTCTGCAACTAGAGGATTTCCTAAGACAGCCGCATTCTATGCAGGAAGGTTATGGTTAGGCGGTACAAAGTCTAAGCTACAGAGTTTGTTTGCATCTAGGTCTGGCTCGTTCTTTGATTTCTACACAGAAGAAGGTGATGATGACGAGGGTATCTTTACAACTATATCCTCAAGACAGCTAACAGAGATTATCGACATTAACCCTGATCGTGGCCTACAGGTGTTTACAGCAGGGGCAGAGTTTATTGTTAAGGGTAACACTCCGTCTGACATTACCATCGAAGCGCAAACACAGCATGGAGCATCTTTCTTAGAGGTTAAGTCAGTAGATGGTGCAACACTATTTGTAGATCAAAACGGCAGAACATTACGATCTTTCCTGTATAACTACAATGAAGATGCTTATAACAGTACAGACATATCTGTGTTGTCCTCACAGCTTATTGATGATCCAGTAGATTTAGGTGCTTTAACAGGGTCATTGTCAGAAGATGCTAACTGGGTATTCATTGTAAACCAAGATGGCACTTCTAGCATTTTAAATACGCTTAGATCACAAGACATTAATGGTTTTACTAAGTGGATTAATGGAGATACTAACTCTGCATACCCTCTTAACACTGTATCGGTATCTGTTGTTAACAATGATTTATTCTTAGTAAACAAGAGAACTACTGACACTACTACTACATACACAGTAGAAAAGTGGGACTTTGATTACTTAATGGATTCTTCTGTTAGACTTGAAACAAGTTTAAGTATAGTAGGAAATAACTTATATTTAGCATCAAGCCATTTAGATGGAGAGACAGTTAGTGTTGTGGCAAGAGGAACGCCATTAGATAACCGCGTAGTACAAGCTAGTTACATTATTTTAACTGATGCGGAAAAGTCATTTATCCTTGAGCAAGACCCTGCTACTGGTGTTATTGATGTAGAGGTAGGATACAACTTTATCCCTGCGATTAAGAGTATGCCTTTGAATACTGCGGCTCCTGCTGGACAAAACCAGATGCGGCAAAAGAAGGTTACTCGCATTAATTTAAGAGTTTATAAAAGTTCAGGCGTTTA